AAAAACATAATCTGCCATTTTGCTCCTTAATGAACTTACTCCGTAGCAGGAATATTTCTACCCCTGCTACAGCGTCAATCAACTAAGCGATTGAAGAACCTGATTCGATTCTGTATAGTGCTTCTTCACGGTAGCGTGCAAAGCCAAGTACGCCGTACCAACCCATTGGGCGGTGACGCATTAACTTGTCAACTACTGGTCCGATAACTACATGTGGCTCTTCGGCAACTGCCTCAGCCAATGCCTGTTGTCCAGCAAGGATTGTACGGTACACCTTTGCAGATGCAGCACCATCAGTTGCTGTGTACAGACGTGGAGACTCTACGAAGTATGCACCCTCGTATGTTCCAATTTCTCCTGCCCAGATACGGTCTTGAACAGAGCCGTATTGGTTAGGAAGTAACCATCCTGCTGAACCTGTCTCAGCACGTAGGTCGTGGGATACCTCTGGGTGAATACCAGCCCAGTATAGTGAACCCTTACGAGCAACGGCCTTGCCAGCACGTAACTTAGCAACAGCCTTACGGATGTTAGCAGAAGATAGTGTTGCAGCAGCGGTTACAGTTGCTGTTGAAGTTGCAGTTGAACCTGAGTAGATTACGTTAGTTCCGCCACGCAATGTTGTCATTGCTACGGAGTCAATAGAATCTGCAAGGTTGAATGCGATAATGTTTGCGATTGCTGGGTCTACATCAGCAAGGCTGAATAGTTCCAACGCACGTGTTACCAACACTGAGTTACCGTACTCTGCAAGAGTAATGGTTACTGAGGTTGGTGTGGACATTGCTACTGCATCTGGGTCAGTATCCTCAGTGAGGGCTGTAGTTGCAGCAGATAGGTCAACATAGCGTTGTAGAACAACTGTTGAACCAGGAATTGCTTGGCGTGCTGGACGCTTGTCTGCAACTGAGCGAATTAACGGCTCAGAGCGAAGAGCGAATTCAAGAAGACGGTCATACGCCTTCTGAACTAAACCAGCAGCACCTGCGGTTCCTCCTAATGAGGATGAACCAGTTGATACAAATGAATTAGCCATTTGTTTACCTCCAGGTAATTAATAACGGAATTTTATTGTGAGCGAAGTACATCCAATAATGCATCCATCGAATCTGCATTATCAATGCGAAGATTTAAATCCTCTGCTCGGTCCGGGGTAACAGCGCCCTGTGTCAAAACATCCTGTTGCCTTAACGAGGCACGGTCTTGTTCTGATATCTTAGGCTCCTCTTTAGCAACCGTAATACCAAATAAATCAGCATTGTCATCAAGCCAGTTAGAAACTGACTCTTCGTTGACTTCCTCTAAATCTTTCAGTACTAATCTTGCTGCTTTAAGGTTTACACCCTTCTTTTCTAGGACCTCTTTGACTGTACGCTCACGCTGTAACTTGGATAATCCCTCAAGTTGCTCAGTGAGTTCCTTAATACGTTTCTCATCAGAACGCTTTGCCTTCCGTAACTTTTTAAGTAAGTCACTTCCGTCACCTGCGTACTCATTAGTAGTATCTAGGTCGTCTTCGTCTTCATCCCAGTAATTGTTGCTCATAGCAACACCACCCTTTCTATTCGTTGTAGTCGCAAGCCTCAAGTCAATTCGGGGAAATTGGTTGGCTCTTGCTATCGGTCTTGTACACTGCATGGGGCCGATGGGTCCGTGTCAGGATTCTATTTGTTAGAAGGAACCTCTAGTTTCAGTGCCTAGTGTTCCTCTTGAAACTCCAGACTTACCGGAAAAAGTTCCGATTTCTGCCTGAGTTAATTTTTCACGCTTACGTTTTTCAGATGCTAATCCGCCAAAGACTTCTTTCTGTGCTTCGACTTGACCATAAGCATCCATTCCGCCGTAAATCTCGCTAAGTTTTTGTGCTCCAGGCAAGATATCTGCAATTGTTGCATAACCTTTTCGTGCTTGTTCCTGAGTTACGCCTTGCATTCTAAGTTCTTCGGCTGTTGTTTTGTTAACACCTAGTCCTTGAGCAAATGCTGCTGTGCCAATTTCTGCGGCAGTAATCTTATTTTGAATTTCAGATAGTTGAGATTCTGGGTCTAGTGCATAAGCAACTAAATCCTGTGCTCCTAAATTATAATAACTCTTAAGAGTATTGGCTACCTCTGGAGAAGCGTTTAATACACGCTCAGTTGCAGTTTGTACTCTTGCAGTTAACTCCGTTGGAGATACATCGTTGGCAATAAATTGAGATACGTATATATCATTATCAAACTGTCTTAATCCGTAAGCACGTAATACTTGGCGATAGGTATCTTCTAAGGTAATATACTCACCAGGAGATAATACTGCTAAACCTTTTTTAAGACGTAAGTCATTAGCCTTAAAACGTTCTTTGTACTCAGGGGTATTTTGTAAAGCAAAACTAATTGTAGCGTCGCTAGCACCTTCTGCTGCTAAATTTTTAATTACTGTCGCAAGAGACTCTAGGCCATATTGTGAAAATCTTTGTTTTAATACATCAATAGCATTTAATCTACTTACTTCTGCCGCTCTAGCCTGTTGAGTTGCAAGAATCTCTGCAGCACTTAATACGGGTGGGGTGTAGGTTGGCGCCTCTTCTCTAGCAGTGCTGATGTTACCACTAGGTGAGACAGTTTGCGGAATGCTAGGTTGCTCTATAATTGGTTGGCCACCAATAGTGCTACCACTTAATATGGGGGTTGGGGCTACTACTTTCTTTTTTCCAGTTAATGGGTCTAAATCTGGATTAGCCGCCCAGAAGGCATTAGATTCTGCCTGAAGTCTTTCTGAAGCCACCTTGCCAACATAGGCAGATTGTAAATCCGTAAGGGGAACTTTAGCATTTGCTGCAATTGCTGCTGGAGTATAAATTTTTTGAGGATTAATTACGCCTGCAGGAATTGCATCTTGTTTTTTAACTTCTTTTTTAACTTCTTTTTTAACCGGAACTCTATCTTCTCTTTGATTTGCCCTAGTTGCCATTAGGCTAATCTCCATTCTTCGAGAACTTTTTTAGACATAGAATCTAGGGTTGCCAAAGCATTCTTTGTATAGCCCCACTCATCTGTACTTTTAACAGTTTTCTCGACTAACCATTGTGGCATTTTCTCTGCTTTTCCAGTATTTGGATTTACCCATTGAGTTATCATTCTAAATGTTTTATCATCGTTGGTAATTGTTGTTGGGTCTTTTTCTAAGAAAGTAGCAATTGTTTGTTTAACGTTTGAGGTTTGAGAATCAAATGACACCCCAGCCAGGATTTGGTCAGAATATGCTGGATAGGCAGATGCTGACAGTGTTCTAATTTCATCCTGTATATCCTGAGCAGTAACAGTTCCAGCAAATAGGTCTTTAGATTTCTGAGTCCAATAAGAATCATTTAGTAACTGGTTAACTCCAAATGAGTTTGCATAAGACTTTAGCGCAACAGTGTCACCAAGTATTTCTCCACCAAATCCAGTAATCTTATTTGATGACAGGATAGCCTGGTCTAATTGATTATCATCTAATCCTCTAGCATATGCATCTTCTACAACCTTATCAAATGTGGCTGTATCAATTTGAATACCTGAACTTACAAGACGCTTACGAGCAGCAAGTTTGTATTTAGTTACAGAATCTGCATATACCTGCGGTTGTTCTAATTTTTGTTTCTGACGTGTCTTTACGGTTGAGTTGCTGGTGCGGTAGTAATTTGTCTTAAATAATGCTTCAAGGGCGGCACCCTCATCGCCTGCTTTGAATAAAGCGTATACATTCTTTAGTTCTGGGTAGGTAGCAAGCAACGCTTCGCTAATACCATACGATGCTGCGGTTTGAAGACCATCTGCCATTACACACCCCTACTGTTTTTGTCTAGCCATGAATTGAAGTTAATTCTTGATGCAACGTCAACCTCTTCTGGGTACAACTCTTTAATCTTTTCTTCAATTGAAATCTTGGCTGTTTCTTGGCTCATGCCAGGAGTTACCGTAGTAACGTTTTCCAATTTTCCAGTCTTTGGATTCTTAACCTTTTTAACCTCTGTTAATGTTCCACCCTCTAGTTTTGGAAGAAACTCTTTTACCAAAGCATCAATTTGTTCTTTGTTGCCCTTTTTCATGGCCACTTTCTCAAATACGCTACTTATCACATTACCAAATGCTTCTGGGTCAACCTTTGAGATAGTCCTTGATGGTAGAGTTGGCTCATCCGTTGTTACATTCACTGGAGTGTAATCTCTTAAAAGAGCATCTCTAATACCAATAAATCCACCAGCCTGGTTATTTTTAACAATTACACTTACTATTGGGTCATCTGCTAAAA